CCCGTCTACCCTGGTGAAGACTTTTACGTCCTAGCCTCGCAGTTCATCCCTGCTCATGACCCTCAAGTTAAAGAAATAATTTGGCGCGATCAATCTAGCAACCAGTTCCCTCTCCTCAACCAGCCTTTCGAAATCTCCGCCCTTCCCTTTTCCGTCGCTTCTGCCATCCACTCCGAAAAATCTGACCCAACCCTCCTGCCAGCATCCATTCCCAAGCGTCTCCGCTTTCGACCTTCTCCCGCCCCCTACTCCATTTCACCGAAAGACGAGATTCTCGGGGCCGTCCTTTTCCAATCCCTGTGCCGAGCCTACCATCGTTCTCCACTCGCGGAGGTCCCTTTCGACGAAGCTCTCTTTATTGAATGCATCAATGCAAACGAGTTCTGCCAGCTATCATCCAAGACCCAATCAGTCATCATGGCGAACGCCAACCGCTCGGATCCAGACTGGCGCTGGTCAGCTGTCCGCATTTTCTCCAAGACCCAACACAAAACAAACGACAACTCCATCTTTGGGAACTGGAAAGCTTGCCAAACCCTCGCCCTCATGCACGACGCCGTCATCCTCCTCTTAGGCCCAGTCAAGAAATACCAACGCATCTTCGACAATCAGGATCGCCCACCCAACATCTACGTCCACGCAGGGCACACACCTTTCGAGCTTTCACAGTGGTGCCAAGACCATCTCACCGACCAACCGCACCTCGCTAACGACTACACCGCCTTCGACCAATCCCAGCATGGCGAGGCCGTGGTCCTTGAGCGCCTCAAAATGCACCGCCTCTCCATCCCTCAAGCTCTCATCGACCTCCACGTCCATTTGAAAACCAACGTTGACACTCAGTTCGGACCCCTCACTTGCATGCGCCTCACCGGAGAGCCTGGAACCTACGATGACAACACTGACTACAACCTCGCCGTCCTCTTCACTCAATACAACATCACTTCTGAAGCCGTCATGGTCAGCGGCGACGACTCCCTCATCGACTCCATTCCCCCACTCAATCAAGCCTGGCCATCCATTCAACCCCTCCTCTCTCTCCGCTTCAAGATCGAGATAGACAAGTATGCCCTCTTTTGTGGCTACTTCGTTGGTCCCTCTGGGGCCTGCCGCTCACCCCTCGCCCTTTTCACGAAACTCGCCATGGCCATAGACGACAGTACTATCCCAGACAAGCTCGTCAGTTACTTAACTGAATTCTCCGTCGGCCACTCCCTCGGACAGTCCATGTGGAACTTGCTCCCCCTCTCCCATGTCTCCTTCCAATCCGCCTGCTTCGACTTCTTCTGCCGCCACGCCCCCCCCGCCCTCAAAGTCGCGCTCAACATCGGAAAAATCCCCTCCTCTACTATTGACTCAATCCTCTCTGCCCTTTCATCCATTACCGCCCCCGTTTGGAGCATGCTCCCCGTTGCCGCCCGCCGTGCCTTCATCGCCTCCAAGCGCTCTCCAACATCTTCTTTCCTCCCCATCGCTTCCCCTAATGAGGGTGAATTGCTTCCAGAATTGCATAACGACCAAGCTGACACTCACATCATTCGCCGCCTCCAAGATTTCCAAGTTAACACGCCTTCTCCAGCCGCCCCTCTACCTCTGCTCTTTGGAGCTGCCCCCACTTTCCCGCCCTCCATGGATCTCTCTTTCTTCCTCCCTCTGCTCCAAAGCCTCTCCCGCGCTCATGTGCCGTCAATTGCCTCGCCTCCTCAAGAACCTGGCGCTGTCCCTGACGTTGGCTCTCGCGTCATTCCTCCTCCTCAGCTTCCTTCGCCGTCGCCATCGATCGCAACCGCCAAGTCCCCATCTGCTGGTGTGAGCCGCCAATTCCAGTGGATCTACTACGACCTCAACGGCCAGGAATCGAAAATCACCAGCCAAGACATAGCCAACGCCACCCCTATCATCCATCTCTCCACGCCCTTCCGCTACGCCAAGCTCATTGAGCTCGAAGCCCTCATCACTCCCATGGCCATCTCATACAAGTACCCCATCACTATTGACCTCGCCTGGACCACTAACGACCAGTCCCTCACCGCCGAGAACATCATGAACACCTACGGCTCCCAGCGCGTCTCCTTCGGCGGCCCTCTTGGCATCGCCTCCTCCATTTCCATCCCATGCCCTCTCCTCTCCCTCAACCCCATCATCAAAGACTCCACCAAGTACTACGACACCCCCCGCCTCCACGCCAGTTTTCATCAGAACGCTGACTGCGTGGACCTCAAATCCAAGGCCCCCATCTGCGGAACAGTCCTCATCCGAGGAAAGCTGCTCCTCGACTCCCCCTCCATCTCCCCCACCTTGACCACTTAGACCACCCCTCCCTGACTCCGGTCCTTGCGAAGTTTCTTGCCCGTTCTTCTTCGCTCGC